GAATAGTCGATTTTAGCTCAAATCACGGAAGATGTGAAACATTGAATAGGAACAGCAAAGCCGTCCGGCGGCAACCGAACGGCTTTGCAAACTCTCACCAGCCTGTAGGCTGATATGCTTATCACACTACAAATGTAGTGCTATTTTTTTTTAGATTATAAAATTATACATCATGGAAGCGCTTCAATTAGAGTTTTATAAAGATTCAAATATGCAATTGCAAAGCGATTATTATCGCAATTTGCCAATATGTAACTTTATTCAATTTGGAGTATTGTTTATTAACTTAAAAAAGAAAGGAAAGCATTTTGCGGCATTTCGTAATATGCTGGAACATTTTGTAAACTATCAGGAATATCTTGGTCGCTCTTTTTCTACAAAAGAAGTAGGTAAAGAAGAAATAGATGGATTTGTTGAATATTTACATGTGGAAAAGTGTCTTAAAATATCTACAATTCAGGCAATGGTTATAAAACTTAAATACTTGTTGGGTAAAGCGTATTTAAATGGCTGGGCTGTTGATGACTCTTATACCGATGCAAAGGTTCACGAAAGTATTTCTACACAAATCTATTTAAAGGAAAAAGAGGTCGCAAGACTGTATTATTATAAAGGATTGACTAAAAAAGAAGAAGAAATACGGGACCTATTTATAGTTGGTTGTATGACTGGACAGCGATACTCTGATTATTCTCGTTTATCTAAAGATAATATAGTCGGTGATAATATCCATGTACTTCAGAAAAAAACAAGAAATAAGGCGGTTGTACCTATGACAGATTATGTTCGTGAAATATTTAATAAATACGGTGGCAATTTGCCTCCTGCTCGCTGTATACAATACTTTAATAAAGCTATTAAAGTTATCTGTAAAAAAGCTGGATTGACTGACTTAGTTATATACGAAGAAGATAGAGGAGGCGATATTGTGATGATTAAAAAGCCTCAGTATGAGATGATATCTTCTCATACTGCGCGCAGAACATTTGCAACGAATATGGTTCGCAACAATGTGTCAACAAGTAAGATAAGGAAATGTACAGGGCATAAATCATCTGCTTGTTTTGACAGATACGACCGGATGACGTTGGAAGATAATGCCAGAGCGTTAGCCGGGAACGGATATCTTTCGTAAAGGATTTTAATTAATAGTAATATGAAGCAACTATTCAGTAAGTTATCAAAAGATTTTGTAGCCAATCAGGATATAAGGGATAATAGTCGAGCCTTGTATCTTAGGGTTCTTGCTCAGTTTGCAAAGTGGGTCGTAATAACAGGGCGGAATATAAAAGAACTCAAAAGGTCGGATATAATAGAATATAAGGCAACTATGTTGCGTGAAAATAAATCTGATAAAACTATAGACCTATATCTGATAGTTGTAAGGATGTTCTTTGATTATTGTGAAAGAACAGGAGAACATGAAAACATAGCAGCAGGTATCAAGGTAAAACATAATTATAAAGGGTATAGGAAAGCCCATTTGTCAGTATTAGAGATTGAAAAACTATTCAAATCTATTGATACAACAACAATATTCGGAAAGCGTGATTATGCTTTAATAAATTTGATGTTGCGTTCTGGTATTAGATGCATAGAAGCTTCTCGTTTACGTGTTTGTGATGTCTGTATGTCGGATGACAGATGCCATATAGACATACAACGCAAGGGTGAGAATGGACGTGAAAGGTTGGGATTAACTAAAAAACCAGTTGCCCCTTTAATGGAATATCTTAAATATCGTGGGGTGTCTTCGGAAAACGAGAATGTGTTTCTGTCTCATTCTTCAAAAGGTGAGTATCCATTAACGGCAAGAAGTATAAGCCGAATAGTTACAAACTATATGAAGAAAGCAGGAATCTATACTAAAGAAAAGACTGCGCATTCACTCCGGCATACTGCCGCTGTTCAAGCTATTATTCATAAAGTTCCGATAAAAGAGGTACAATTAATGTTAGGACACCGGAGGATAGAAACGACAGAAATTTATTTAAAGAGTGTTGATGATGATTTGAGGCTGGATAATCCTGCAGTTCGTGTGCTTGATGATGTTTTCTGATATGGGCTAGAAATGGTGCTAAATGACGTATTAAAACATAATAAAATAGTATAGCAAGTGAGTAAAGCAATAATTTATTGTTTTGTGTAATGCAAGGTACTATGTATTGTTTGTTACTTTTTGTGAAGCGGTTTTTAATGTTTAAAATGCCTCTGAACCAGCGGGGGGAGGGGGGGGTGAAAATCTCTGAGGCTAATTTAGCCGAGACCACTCCCCCAACCAAAAACGCGTGCGTGCAAAATTGGAGTTTTTTTGAAATATAGAATAGATATGGGAAAAGGAAGAAAAGCGACCCCTGACGCTATTAAAATACTTAGGGGAACAGATCAGCCTTGCAGAATGTCCGGTTGTGTGGATAATGCTGATAAGATTACTGATGTGAAACGTATATTATCAACGTCACGTCTTAAATTATTGCCTACAAAACGGGCTAAAGAGATTTTTAAGACTAAAGCGAATCAGTTGATTGCTTTAGGTGTTCTTACAGAATTAGACATTGAACATTTGGCTGTGTATGCTAATAGTTTGGATGTCTTATTTACATGTATGGAGGGGATGCGTAAACCTGCTGAACCTAAATATGATAAAAACCTGCAATTGACAGGGTATATTACTCGTCCAGAGACTAAGATGTACAAACAGATGGTTGATGATGTTAATAGAATAGGGGCTGAATTTGGTTTTACTCCGGTGTCCCGGCAGAGAATAAACCAGACACAACCTGAAAATGAAGACCCGTTTAAAAACTTATTGGATAATCTATGAAAAAGTCAGAGATTTATAAAAAGAAAGCATTGTCTTATATTGACCGTGTAATGTCAGGAGAGAGAATTGCAGGTGAGCTTGAAAAGTTAGCGGTTCAGAGACATTTGAATGATTTGGAAACGGCGACGGAAAAAGGGTTCTATTTTGATGAAAAGTCTGCTAAAAAGGCACTTGCTTTTTTTACATTTCTTCGTCATTATAAAGGGGAGTGGGCCGGGAAAGAATTAGAATTAGAAGATTGGCAGTGTTTTATTGTATGGTGTGTATTTGGCTGGAAAACACAGGATGGTCGCCGACGTTTTATGTATGTAGATGTCGAAGTTGCTAGAAAAAATGGTAAAACGACTTTTGCGGCAGGTATTGCACTTTACATGCTTGTATTGGATGGAGAGGCTGGAGCTGAAGTTTATTCGGCGGCAGTTGATAAAACACAGGCATCAATCTGTTGGGATGCTGCAAAACTGATGATTGAACAATCTCCAGAGTTAAAAACAATTATTACACTTTGGAAAACGTCAATAGTCTATGAACGGACAGCTTCAAGCTATAAGCCACTTTCAAAAGAAACAAAAAATAAAGACGGTTTGTCTCCGCATTGTGCTATATGCGATGAAATGCACGCTTGGACCAGTGATGATTTGTACCATCTTATAACTACCGGTATGGGAGCTAGGCGGCAACCTTTAGTGTTTTCAATTACAACGGCAGGTAGTAACATGTCATTACCCTACTATTCGATGCGGTCATTTTATGTGGATATTCTAAAGGGGGTTAAAGTACAGGATAATACTTTTGTCATTATATATTGTCCGGATACCGGGGATGAATGGGATGATATTACTACTTGGCAAAAAGCTAATCCAAATTATGGAATATCGGTTTATGAGCATTATATGTTGAATGAATTTACAAATGCAAAAAATAAAGGGGGTACTACAGAAGTTAATTTTAAAACCAAAAATTTAAACATGTGGGTGGATGCTCCTGACGTATGGATACAGGATGAAAAAGTTTTGGCGTGTGATTATGGTACAACTGAAGATGATTTGGAGGGTCAGGTATGTTATGCAGGACTTGACCTTGCTTCACATGTGGATATTAATTCACTTGCGTTATATTTTCCAAATCTTCCTGTTCCTGCGTTTCGATTTTATTTTTGGATACCTGAAGGTAAAGTTCTTCAGAAAGAGGACAGGATAGATTATCGTAAATGGCATAGTGAAGGGTGGATAAATATTACACCCGGTGATGTGATTGATATTGATTTTTTTGTGTCTGATATCTCAAATGTACTTAAGAAGTATGATGTTAAACGTGTTGCATTTGACCCAGCAAAAGCATATCATGGCGTTATACAAGGACTGCAAAAGTGTGGGTTTGACGAAATTCTGGATGAATTTAGCCAATCAATGCAAAATATGTCTGAACCGACAAAAAAAATAGAAGCAGATGTTACTGCTGGTGCTGTTGACTTGATGCGTAATCCGGTTATTAGATGGATGTTTCGAAATGTAGTTGTATATAGAGATGCGAATGATAATATTAAGCTGGATAAAAAGAGAAGCATTGAAAAAATAGATGGTGTGGTATCTATGGCAAATGCTTACGGTACATATATGTCGAAAGATGATGATGAGAGTATGTATACATTTCACGGGTTTTATACAGTGAATATGTAACGTTTAAACGATATATATGTTTTAGTTAATTGTGGTTAAATTAATGGTGTTGTTTGTTAAATATTGAACTTGTTTAATTATAAAAGTACAAACTTTTTTTGTATTTATATTTTTAGCCATTATGGATATTAATAAATATTCGTAATGGCTATTTTTATACTGTTGTATTGTATGTATTTATTTTAGATGTTTGTATAAAATAATCAAGAATGGAATTGAATTTTAATATAAAAATAGGCAACCCGTTTAAACGTTCTATCGTTGAAGATGAGACGCAAAAAACAAATGTTGTAGGAGATAAAAATATGACATTCGATTCTATGTCTTTTTTTAATGGCATTGGTTCAGAAATACCGCTAAGTACAGCAATGAAATTTACGGCTGTATTTGCAGCCATGAGGTTACGAGCGGAGTGTGTTGCTTCACTTCCTAAAACACTAACAGAACGTATTGAAGGTGGAAAAATAGAAGCTTTAAATCATCCTGTTTATAAGCTAATAAAGTATCGTCCAAATAGTTATATGAATGTATTTTCATATTGGGAGTATATTAATTCTTGCTTGGATGGTTGGGGAAATGCATATGTTTTAATAAAGCGAAATAGTTCTGCTGTTCCTGTTGAATTACTACCTATACATCCATCTTATGTTTATGTAACGCTTTCGAATGGGAAAAAGTGGTTTCGTATATCCGGGTCAAAATGGTATGATGGGGTATACAGTGATGATGATATGTTACACTTTTTCTCGCTATCTATCGATGGAATTAAAGGTGTCAATCCTATTTCGTATAATTCGGCTGCTATAAAGTCTGGAATTTCAGCAACCTCTTTCGGTAATGAGTTCTTTGAGAAAGGAGGGAATATTAAGGCTGTTCTTGAGAATGATAAGGCTATGGGGGTCGCTGATTTTAAACTTTTTCAAGAAAAGTTTAACGGTAATGCTAATCATGAAACAGCCTTACTTGATGGTGGTTGGAAATATAAGCCAGTCGGCGTTGCTCCTGAAGCTGCTCAGATGTTACAAACAAGAACATTTGCTCTTCAGGATATAGCGCGCATTTTCAATGTTCCTCCGCATTTACTTGCAGAACTTAGTCGTGCTACATTTTCTAATATAGAACACCAAGATATCCAGTTTATAAAGTATTCAATTCGTGCTACACTGAAGCGCTATGAGGTTGAACTTGAGAATAAGCTGCTTTTTGATAAGGAACTGGGAAGGTTTGAATTTAAGTTCAATATAGACGGCTTTTTACGTGGGGACATGAAAACGCGTTCGGCTTTTTATCATAATGCAATTCTTGACGGTTGGTTAAATCGTAATGAAGTGCGTGAAATGGAGAATAGAAATAGTGTTGACGGCTTGGATGAATATTTATATCCGTCAAATCAAAATATAACAGGAAAAGAAGAAAACGTAGATTCGGGAAAGGAGAAAGATAATGAGTAATGTGAGAAAATTTGGTAAGGATGTAGAAAAAACGAGGACTATTCCTTTTGTTTTTTCTGATGAAACAAAAGACTCGTACGGCACAGTATTTACTGCAAATGATTGGGTCTTGGATAGATTTGATAAGAATGGTATAGTTTTATTCAATCATAACGCCTATTCTTCTGACCCTAATATGGCTATTGGAAGTGCTCGTGCATGGATAGAAGGTAATAAGTTATTGGGAGAAATAACATTTGAGAAAAAAGAAATAAATCCATTAGCAGAAACGGTGTTTAGGAAATTTTTGGCCGGGACTTATAAAGGGGTATCTGTCCGCTATTTTCCGCTTGAAAATGGTAAATGGGGAGAAGGAACTGAAGCACTTGAGGGCGAAAATCCAACATATTATATCGGGAAACGTGAATTGATTGAAATATCGGTTGTTCCTGTTCCTTCTAATAAAAATGCTTTGGTGCGTTCTCTGGGTAGTGAAACAACAATTGAACTAGCTGAAGGAGAAGGCTTTTATATTGACGGATTGGTACGTTGTATTGATATAGAAGATACCGGAGAAAATGAAAGGGGGGTAAATGAACAGGACGAAACGTTTATCCGGTCAATTATTGAAGGTTATGAGGCTATTTGTAGGTATTAAAAAATAATGATTATGTCAAGAAAAAGAAAAGATGTTCAAAACGAACTTAGTAAAAAATTGTCCGATATGCGCGCAATCATGGGCAAACCTGAAGAACAGGAAAAATTGCGTACAATGCAGGCTGAAGTTGAGAGTCTAACTGAAGAATTGAACCGTATTAATATTGATGAAGCGGCGGAACGTGCTATTGCCAACAGTATGTTATCTGATGATGTAAAAGAAACTGCTCGAAAATTTTCTTTTGCTAAGTTTTTCAGAGAATTGTCTTCAAAGGAAGGACTAACAGGCGTTGAATTGGAAATGTCGCAACTGGCAAAGCAGGAATGTGAACGGTCCGGCATTGCACTTAAGGGAACTGGTATTCCTGTATGTGTGCTTAACTATAGTCGTGCTTTTGCAGGAATGACAGCCGGAACTCAAACTGATGGTGGATATACTATCGCTACATCATTGCGATATCAGGAAGAACTACGTAAACGTCTTGTGCTAGCATCTGCCGGTGCACAGTATGTTGGAGGTCTAACCGGTAATATTACAATAATTGACGGAAAACATATAACAGCGAACTGGGAAGGTGAAAATACTACTGCGTCTGATGTTAAAAAAACATTTACTACTCGTGAACTTAAGCCTAAACGATTAGCAGTGAATGTTCCTATTTCAAAACAGCTAATCATACAAAGTTCATGGGATGTTGAGCAGATGATTATTTCAGACATTCTTAACGCACATGCGGAGGCATTGGAAACTGCTGCAATAAATGGAAGTGGAGAAGGACAACCTACTGGTATTCTTAATACTTCAGGTATTGGTTCTGTTGTTATTGGTGAAAATGGGGGAGCAGTGACATTTGGTAAAATGGTTGATTTGGAAACAGCTATTTCGATTCGTAATGCTGATTTAGGGTCTTTGGCTTATCTTACAAACAGTAAGGTAAGAGGTGCATTGAAACAAACATTGAGGTCGCAAGGTGGTTCCGGTTATATCTGGGAAAATGGGGAGGTTAACGGATATAAAGCCTATGCATCTAATATCATTCCTTCCGATATTAAAAAAGGAACAGGTACTAATTTGAATGCGGCTTTATTCGCAAACTTCAATGACCTGTTAATCTGCCAGTGGGGTGGATTGGATGTTATATCTGACCCTTATACACTTAAAAAGGAGGGGGCGATAGAAATCACAATGAATGCTTATCATGATGTGTTCGTTCGTAGGGCAGAATCATTTGCTGCAATAAAAGATATCGCTGTATGATGTGGGTTGAATTTGTGAAGTCCCGGCAAGGGTTAGCATACTTTGCCGGGGATATCGTAAAGATGGATGAAGAGAATGCGAAGACTCTTATTGATGAAGGGTTTGTAAAACCATCCCAGCAACCTGATGAAAGTGATTTGCCGATTGATTTACCAGCTCGTTCTGCCCTGATTAAAGAAGGGTTAATCTCTAAGGATGCTGTACTTGCAGCTAAGGAAGTACTGACAGATATAAAAGGCATTGGCGAAAAGACTGCCGCTGAAATTATTGAAATACTTGGAAAGTAATGGTGAATTTAAACAATAGCCCGGTATCACTTGAAGAATTTAAGCAACATTTGCGAATATTTCATGATATGCAGGATAGTAATCTGACAACAATGTTGCTTGCTGCTGTAGGAAGTGTTGAGAAGTTTACAGGAGTTGATTTTGCCGTTGACTATAAAGACAATGTACCTTACCAACTAAAAGCTGCTATTCTGTTGACTGCCGGGAGATTGTTTGAAAATCCTACTGATGCGATGGATGGTATACCTACTGTTGCGCAAAATTTAATTAGAGATTTCAGATGGGAGAAGTAAAAGTAAATATAGGAAAGATGCATTATAAAATGCAACTTTTTAAGCCACATAAGAATAAATGTCCTTCTGGAGAAGTGGTACAAGAATATAATCCGGATGCAGTGTTTTTAGCAGAAATTGTTAGTTGTGTAAATTCCGGAGAGCGTATAGATGAATCTGTTCCTGGGAGGCATTATTTAAATTTCAATGCTTCATTTTTTGATATTACAACAGAATGGAAAGTTGAGTATAACTCAATTAGATATGATATTAATAAAATAGAACCTGTTGGAGTTGGATTATATGCCTATTATGAGTGCTCAAGTGTAAAACTCGTGTAATATGGATAACGAAGGATGGCTAATAGATGCTCACCAAATGTATCGGATGATTGATGATTTGGATTTGAATAATAAGGACTTAAAGATAGCTTTTAGAAAAGCATTGTCTACGTCTTCTAAACTTATTAAGAAAGAAGCTGCGACAAGACTTGGACAGGTTGTTTATAAAAGCGGTCCTATTAAAAATTCCAGTCTGTTATCTGTTGCTATTAATATTAATATATATCGTTCGGGCCGTGGTGCAACAATCGGATTATTTGACAATAGGAAGTCTACAATAAGATACAAGGGTGAGACTTATAAGAACACTGCTTATATTTTAAGATGGATTAATAGCGGAACAAAAATCAGATTGTTGAAAGGAAGGGGGAAATATCCGCGTGATACAAACAGGGGAAAGATGGAAGAGAAACCCTTTTTTGAAACGGCAGTTAGGGTTAAAATCAAAGATGCGCAAGATATTTTAAATGATAATATTGAGAAGGAAATAGTAAAAATAGCAAATAAGAAAAGACAATGAGTTTATTAATAGGTAATCATATATTCAGCGTGTTAACATCAGATGAAGATGTTAAACGAATAGTGGAAGAACGCATATTTCCTATTGTTGTACCTGAGCAAACTAAAAAAAGTTTCGTCTTATACGATGAGATAAATGTTTCGGGAGAATATACAAAAGATGGCTTGATAGGTGATGTAACATGCGTATCCGTTAAATGCGCATCTGAGCGGTTCGAAACTGTTTCTATTCTAGCTGATAATGTACGTATGGTTTTGGAAAGCAGCTCTAAGCAGTATGAAGGTTATTCAATAGAAGGTTCCTGTCTTAAAAATAGTACTGTTGGATATGACAGTGGACTATATGTATTTGTGTTAAATTTTGAATTTCAAACAACTTATTAATCATATGAAACGAAAAGTAATAAAAGGTAAAGACCTTATGATTTTTGTCAGTGGCAAGGCGATTGCTCTAGCTACATCTTGTAATATAGATTTGACTGCTACCACTGAAGATGCAGCCAGTAAGGATAGTGGTGGTTGGGATGATCCAGAGGTTACGGGGTACGGATGGTCTGGAGGTTCAGAAAATATTTGTGGAGCGGATGAAGATGCTAGCCAAGATATTACGTATGATGAACTTCTGGAACAGTGCATGTCTGGTGAACCGGTTGATATAAAATTTGGAATACCTGCAAACGCTAATAATGAGGGTGTTCCTGATGGCGGATGGTTAGTCCCATCAAAAGGATATTCCGGTAAAGCTATTATTGAGAGTGTAAAGATTACAGCCGCTAATAAACAGAACGGAACAGTGTCTGTATCTTTAAAAGGTAAGGGTAAACTTGAAAAGATAAAACCGTCATGAAAATGGTGATTGAAGGTAAAGAATATGAAGTATCATACTCTTTACGTATGTACTACACCTATGAACTTATTACAAATAAAACTTTTATAGGTGGAACGCTTTTATCTATGTCTTTGCTGTTTTTTTCTGCACTACTTTCTAAATATAATGATTTCCAATATACGTTTGATGAGTTTGTGGATATATTGGATGAAGATAAAACTCTACTAGAAAAATTCGTGAAGTTTTATATGGCAGAAATGGAGAAAATAAATCAGGAGACAGATAAAAAAAAAGTGAAGAAAAAGAAATAACAAGTGTTCGGGAGTTATACCGTATTTGTGTTGGTCGTTATGGTATGGCCCCTGACTACTTTCTTGATTGTGCTAATATAGATGAAATAGCTGATTTTCTAAAAGGTGCATCTATTCGTAGTCATGATGCATGGGAACAAGCTAGATTTAAATCGTTTATAATAGCTAGGGCTTTTGGGTGTGATGCGGAAACAGTAGAAGAATTTATGCCTTTTCCATGGGATGATAACAAAGATGTAGAAGTTGCAGACCCTGTGAACATGGAAGCTTTGAGTAGATTACGAAAAGAAGCAAAAGAATTTGAAAAAGATTTGAAAAATGGCTGATATATTTGCGAGACTTAGGTTAACAACAGAGGAGTATGATAAAAATCTGAGGCGGTCTAGACAGCAGATGCAGGATTTTGAAAAATTTACAAAATTTGCATCTGGAACTGTCCTTAAGTTTATGGGTGCTTTGGGTGCTGGCGTTACTGTGGCTGAAGGTTTTAACAAGTCTATAAATTCAAGTCAGACATTAAGCGATGAATATAATAGAACATTAGACGGTTTAAAAGGAACGGTAGATAATTTATTTTACTCATTTGCCAATGGTGATTGGAGTCCATTTTTACAAGGTCTTAGTAATTCTATACAATTGGCTAGAGAGGCATATACTGCCCTTGACCAGTTGGGTAATACTAAAATGAGCTATGGGTATTTCAATATGAAAAATCAAGCTGGTTTACAAGAGCAGATTGCGATATTGAAAGACAAAAATTCTACTGCGGAGCAAAAAGCATTAGCAGAGGTAGAGGCAAAAAAAATAATAGCTGATCAAAAAGAAATAACAGAACAATTGTCTCGTCGTAGTTTTGATGCATTGAGAGCTATAGTGCAAAAATCTACAGGTTTTGATAATTTGGATGTTTCTCAAATGAATCTAGAAAAGATTTTTCGTCTGGATGTGTCTGCTATGGGGGATGAAGAAAAGGCGAAATTGTCGGCTATGTATGACGAATTTAAAAAACGTTCTATTGAATTACAAAAGCAAAATTCTAAAGTCGATTTTGTACAATCTGGAATAACAGGTGTTCAAATGAAAACGGTAGTAGATCAAGATAAATTTAAAGAAGCATTAAAACCACTTTTGAAACAATATGAAGATGCAATTTACTATAACTCTATTTTGGTAAAAGAAAGCGATGAATGGTTAAAGAATGTATTAGGAATAGGCTCGGAAGCTTTTATTGCAAATAGAACGTTTTCCAGTATGGTTAAATCAATGAACCGGGCATCGCAATCTGAAAGTATAATAAGTACTCCCAAAAAGGAAAAAGAAAGTTTTTCCTCTGGTAGCATAGGGGCTGTTAAAGCCGAAATCTCAGAATTACAAAAAAAGTATGAACAGGCTGCAGATGATGGAACTCGTATCGGTTTGAATAAAGCTATTAAGGAAGCTAAAACGAAATTAGATCGGATGTTGTTTGCATCTGACCTCAAACCAATTGCAGGACCTGCTTTTATTGAGCATAAAGGTAAAAATCCGGCTAGTGCATTAGGTGATAAGATTAAACCGGTAATATCTAATAACGATGTAAGGGTTACACAGGATTACAATGAAGCTCTTAGTAGTACGCTTAATATGATACAGGCTATTGGAAGTGCTACAGGTGAAGGTGCTGCTGGGTGGTTATCATATGGTGTTAATTGTGTTACGGCATTAGGAAATACTTATCAGGCTTTACAAAAAGTTATTCCTGCTTTAATGGTTAAAGCTACGGTAGAAGCTGCAGGAAGTGCAGCAGGAACGCCAATTGTCGGATGGATTACAGCCATTGCTGCTGTGGGGGCTATGATGGCTGCATTTTCTAGTCTTCCGAAATATGAAACAGGAGGTATTGTTTCCGGAACATCATACCGTGGTGATAATATTCTAGCTCGTGTTAACTCAGGAGAATTGATATTAAACAGAGCACAACAGCGTAATATCGCGTATCAACTTACGGCAGGGGCAGCTACACGGGTGGATGTTAATGTTATCGGTCATATTTCTGGTCGTGATTTAGAATTTGTAATGGATAAACGTAAAAGATATAACGAGCGTGTTCAATGAGTTTATATAAAAGATATACTGCTAAATTCCGGGACTTATATCAGGTTCTGTATGATGTTGAAATATGGCAAGAGTCCGGTAAGGCTTTTGTTATAGAAGAAATACAACTCGCTCGCGAAGCTGTTACAATAGAGTGGGCTAAACTTGATAAACTTGTTCCTATCCGTAGTAGTGCTGCTACTCTTAAAGTATTGTGTCATGAAGACAGGAAATTTACAGATTTATACACAACTAGTATTAAATCAATCCGATTGGATATTTATCGTAATGGTTCATTATATTGGAGTGGGACAATAGACACCGAATTGTATGAAGAACCTTACTATACCCCTAAAGGATATGTTGTTACATTAACGTTTAGTGATTTTTCTGTTTTAGACCGTATAAAATATCAAGAAACAGGTTTTATTCTGTTGAAAGATTTATTGGACAAATTGGTTTTTGAAACAGGTATAAATACTGGAGGAGTAATTACTCACCTGTCAACAAAGATGGGACATATAGATTTTGTTGGTATACTGGATGGCATTAATCTTTTAAGCGAAAATTTTTATGACGAAGATGGAGAAGCAAATACCTTAAAGGATGTACTTGAATATATTCTTACACCTTTAACTGCTCATATTCAACAAAAGAATGGGAATATACATGTATTTGATATAAATCAGATTGTTACGGAAGAAACTAAACCTGTTAAATGGGTAAGAAAAGATAGTATTTTAGGATTTGATAAGATATACAATAATGTTAATTTGACATTTTCCCCGTATGACGTTGCCGATTTGATTAAAAGTGAAATACCAGAAGATGATTTTCCTGTAGATAGTCAAATGACAAATACCGTAGTGCGGGTTAATTATGAGAACTTGGGAACTTCTAGTGAACAACCAATTGGATTTACTATTTACATTGCTGCAGAAAGAGGAGATAATGTGTATACATTGACAGACCCAACAGCACGATATTTTAATATCCAGTCTGTTTACAGTGGAGAGCCTTCTAGGGGTGTTGCTTGGACAATCTTTCCACGTGATATAAGTTTTGTTAACGCTGCAATATCCTGTTTCTCGGAAGGGAATCCGAATGGAACTCATGTGAAAGGAGAAATGTTCAGGCTTAAGAAGCAGCCATATATAGGCTATTATTCCACAAATGATTACTTGCTTAAAATCTCTCTTGATTTTTTATTCGATGTCCGTTATAATCCGTTTGAACAAGCGGGAAAATATAATGAACAAGGAAATTGGGATAAATTGCAATCGTGGTCTAATTATGCTTATGTCCCGGTTATGATAACACTTCGGGACCGGGATGGCATAGCTAAATATCATTATGTTAACAATAGTGTATTTAATCATATTGGATATAACGTAGAAGGGAAATGGGTTAAAGGAGAAAGTACATGGGGTGACGCTTATCTATGTTATTATGATGTAAATGATCGTTATAAAGCATCAGGTCTAGGAGGATGGCAAACTAATAGGCAGATAACTGGTGTTTGGGGTGACGACTTTCCTGAGGCAATAACGCGACGAGGAACAGGTGAGTATATTCCGTTACCTCCTGCCGCTGGTTGGTTGGATATACGGGTTGGTGTGGGCATTATACAGCACAATCAGTATATAAACTGGACAGAAGAAGATATATATAGCTTAACAAGATGGGTGTTGTATAAGGATTTGTCTGTCGAAATTGTCGATAAATATGGTAAGTCCGTAAATCTAACGGACCAAGTACATACGGCTTGGATGGATAAGAATGCAGCGGAAAAATACGAATTAACAACACATATAGGCACATCCTCTGCTTGTAGCCCTGCTGCTCGTGGTTTAATGTTTATGGCCTATTCGGATGGGATTGTAACAGAACTACATAGAAATGGAATAACTGCTGGTGTTGAAGAACTGGCGATAGGTACTATTTATTCCCAATTTGCATCAAGAAAAAATAAATTGACAGGAACAGTAATGATTGTACCTGAATTTACAGTTCTTTCTGATAACAATACACTTGGGAAATTTATGTTGACGTATGAATATCAGAATCTAAGTGCAGCTACTTCTGATATAAGTATGGTTGAAATAGAAGCTGATAATTATGAAGGAGTAGAATTTACAGATAATGGCGCTTAAATATACATATAAAGTTAAGCAGATAGCTGCAATGCCCCGTACCGGTCGTGCTTTGGATGCTTTGTCTGGGGGAGTTGTTACTTCTTCCGCTGTTTCTACATCTGGAAGTGGCAGTACCCCCGGAAGTGCAACAGACCATAGTCAGTTGACAGGTATAGTTAGTACAGCGGATAAATATTCAGGTAATGCAAAAGATATACACCTTACCGCAAATGATGCAGATGCGCTAAAACGTATTTCATCCATTGAAATAATTGAATCTACAGATTTTGTTACCCTTCCGTCTGACAGCAATGTCTACTCTGCTTTAATGACCGATTGGAAAATCTACAAGGCAATAGAAGATAATTTGGTAAGTTTAGACGGAATGTTTCTTCGCAAAGACATTCCGGACAC